CTCGATGATCTCATTCTCCAGAAACTAAACGCGAGCTTCAACTCGCGTCTCCCTCTCAGGGGGCACATGACCGTCCAGGCGATTGCATGCCTCCCTGATGCGACAATGGGTGCGGCGCAAGCCTTCTCAAACCAGTTCCAACTCCTCGTCGATAGCGGGATGGGGGGATTGCGTGTGATCCGCCAAGTGACCGGCATGTACGCCTGGACGCGCGCTGCATTCCCGGAACTGACACCGCAGTTCAACGCTGCCAATACGGCGTTCAAGCTCATCAGGTCTGCGCCAGCTGACCAGCGCCCATTTCTTAAGGCGATCCATGGCAATCACTTTGTGCCTGTGTCATACAGTCAGATCGAGAACTTGGTTGGTGTCTGCAAGCACGTGATGACTTACCACTCTGCTACCTTCGGGAATTACGGAGGAGGGTCCATGACTGAAGCGCAGAGGAACATCGTCGAGACTAAGATGTCCGAGCTCGGAATTCAGAAGCTCTCCGGGGAGGATGACGACAACAGAGCTGAGTGAGCTCAGCAAGCAGCGCAAGGCTCAGGGCACGACTGATTGCTTATCTCTTTATGCGGTCATTTACAGAAACTAGGACACTCACAATGGATCCACTACTTGACAGAGAAGACGTTGGAGACATCCTAGAGGATGGAGCTCGGGGTAATCGCCACCAGACTCCGGAAAAGCATCTAGACAGTGCGATAACGGTGTCCCTCCTTGAGCGTCTTCAGGAGTTCATGGTCCTCGCTGAAAGTGAGACTCCGGGATTCAAGAAAGCAGGACGATGCAACCATCGTGAGTCAGTCCTCCATCGCTGTCTCAATAGGCACCCAGAGCTCCAGTTCTCGGACTTCCGGAGGTATCTAACATCGTACAGTCGCGCAATGGACTTCTGCCTCATCGAGCCGACCATCCTAACTGCGCAGGATTACCCCATCCTGTACCGAGAGTGTGGCGAGCTACCAATCGACACAGACAAGCTGTATCGGCAAGCTGACCATCTCTACAACAAGGAACTTGACGCGTACTTGCACCACCTGAGGGACGTTGTCCGACCTGAGGAAAGCGCGCGGGTTCGGGCCAAGCTCGAGTGCAAACCACGCGATAGCTTAAGACTCAACGCCGCTGCGGGCCGTGCAAGGGTGTGGTCAGATGCGGTCGACCACTACAGAGGAGCATATGGGCGCAATCCTCGCCCTAAGAAAGTGAGCTACTCCAACCTCAAAGTCATTGCGTGTGAGGGCTTTGTCCTCCTGAAGCTTCTGACGTGGGATGCTTGGCGCCTTGCAACTTTCGAGCAGCTCCAGATGATACAAGATGCGATGGCCTCCCGCTACCACGTCGAGAGCGCTCTGCAGTTCGGGTTCCACAACGGAACGACACTGCTAGCACGCTTAGTTGATGACATACTCGTGTGGCAGGAAAAGGTCTTAACGGCGTATGGGAATGACGGTTTCGTCCTTGTCAAGGCGCCCGAGGCAGTCTTCAAAACACACCTGACATCCCTTAGCGGAGGGGATATCCTGGAATACTCGTCATATTCAAGGACGATCGATAAGATCCGAGCCAAGGAGGCGAAGCTGGACGAGCGAACCCCTCTCACGACCGAGCTCGACCGACTAACCCAGCGTGTCACATCAGTCCACGATGCCGCCGAGCTGTTCGGACTGACGAAACTCTCCGGGCATCCGACTGTCTACCCGGTCAAATCTGCGAGAACTGTGCAAAAAGCCGTGCGAGCACCCAAGACATGTAGCGCCACGCACATCAAGTACGTGACGCGCACTGCTAAGCACCTCATCCTCTCTGGATACATTCGAGTCCACAGTGACTGGCCACCGATGCTATGCCCGCCCCCCATTAACACTGAACTTGGTCGACACTACAGAAATCGCATCACGACCCTAAACTTGGGCTCATACCCGCTATCCGAC